AGTTCTTCCAAATCACAATTTACTATACCTTTACTACCTTTTTGACGTAATAAATTTTTATGATCTTGAACTTTAATATAATCAACCATTTTATACCTGCAATGCGATTGCTCTCATATCTTTTGCTCTAGGAACTAGAGATGTTGAATCTGAAACTGGAACAATTTTAATAGCGAAAGTTTTATATGAATCGTAAACATTTGTTCCACTAGAAACATATTTGATGATATTATTATTTTTACTATAAATAAACGCTCCTTGAGGGTGTTCTAATGTTGGGATTACACCAAAACTAGCATTCGCGATAGAAAATGGAGGTATATCTTTCAAATATACTTGTTTTTTATTTGTTGAATCAACACTAATAACTCTTCCTACGAAGAATTTAGAAGATTGAGTGTCAGCAAAGTAAATGTAATTATCTCTAGAAACATCATCATTAGATCTAATGGTTACTGTAGTGCTTGTTGAATTACAAGAACAAGAATCAGCAAACAATTCAATAGATGTTGGTAAACCATATTCTAGTTCTACAAAATCGTTTTTGTTTGCAGTACTACTTAACAAAGCTGGTGATGAACGTTCTTCTAACAAAGTCCAAGGTTTGTTAGAAATAGATTCACCATCATTACCATTTAAAAATCTTGCATAAATTAAAAAATCAGTAGTTGCTGGACGATAAGCAGTTAAAAATACTCGAATATCTTCAGCATCTTGTTTCTCAGCTAAAATAACAGATTTGGAAATATATCTAGAAGCGCCTTGATAGTTTGTATTTGTTTTTTCGCTAAAATAACGATAATCAACAACATTAGTATTTACAGTATTATCTGATTCTAACTGAATAGTATAGTTGTCATTAAAAATACCTGTTATATTAGTTATAAAAATTAAATTGTTATATGTGTAACTTACAGTACCTTTACCAACAATAAATCCAGTAGCTGAATTTTGTTGTACAACAACATCATCCATAACAAACAAATTATTATCTACTGATACTCTATAACCATATAATTTTTCTCTAGGAACAATTCTGTTATTTAAAAATACACCAGTTCTGCTTGCGTAATCAATAACTGGAGAAATCATATTATTTGATGTTCCCATATCAGCATAAAACTTTAAAGTTGTATCACCTTTTCTAATACCATCTAGCTGAGAATACTCATTACTTCTAGACATTAATGTTCTTGGGAAATCATAAAGTTCTTTTTCAATAAAGTTATCAAGTAGTATAGGATTACTATCAACAGATTTATCTGAAGAAGCTGTGCCGATAAAAGACCAAATATTATCTGTACCTGGAGGTTTTACTTCGGCGAATTGTGGTACAATAGTATTATAGTTACTATTGTAAGTACGTATAGCTATAGTCGAAGCGCCTGATACAGTACCCATAATATATCTATTATTAATACGTGAAAAATTTATAGTATTATTTGATGTGACATTATCAAGAATTGAAACAACGAAATTAGGATTTAAAGGATCCTCTTCAATTTTTATTGAAGCGTATAAATAACCATCGCCTCTTACTCTTCCATACATAGCGGTAGTACTATCGAAATTAATATTATCTGCTACTTGTAAAGTAGTTCCATTAATAATCGATTTTACTACAGAAGGTTGCATATATGATCTACCATCTGTTCCAACATAGATCATTTGATCTACTGATACATTATTAGTAAATGGAACTGTTATGGTATTTGAACCATTTACAGTAATTACATTTGCAAAAACGCCAGAAACAATACCATTAGAGTTAGAAGTACTTCCCTTTACTTGATAAGAAGAAGACCAAGTTCCATTGCTATTTGTTATTTTTATGGTACTAGTGTTTGCAGAAAAAATTATACCAGTAGCTACATTTGCACCACCATTATCTCTTTGAAAAAGAGTTTCGCCATTAGTAAATGCGGCTGTATTTGATGTTATAGTAAATCTAACTAAATTGAAACTATTATTCGATACAACTACTTTTTCTCTTGGATAGAAACTACCAATTTTATTTCTTACAGCAACATAATCAGATCTTTTTGTTGTAAAAACTGCTTTTCCTGAAGTAGATGTAAAGTTCGCGATGTTAATATTAAATTTAATATCTTCTGTATCAATAGCAGTAAACTGTCTATCGTTCGAAGAAAGAAACAAAGCTCCTGTATCATTATTGGTTTTAATTGGCGTATTTGTAGTAACGTCAATAGTGCCTGGAGCTAGTTCTGAAGTCCAAATTTTATAATCGGGATTATTACCAACAGGTATAATAATTAAAGCATAAGAATTTAAAGATTGTAGAAAAATAGGTGCTGGGAATATAAATTTAGTTGCTAATGATGCATCATCACTTACATTAATACTATCAGCTGATAAAGTAACATCTGCGCCCGCCAAAACATATTTTGTTGGTTCACCATTATTCGTTTGACGTAATTGAACTTGTACACCAAATATAGGGCTTTTAGATTGAAAAAACAATTCAACGCTGGTAACGTGAACACCAGCAACACCATTTTCAGGCTCATTGATATAAAAAGTTTGTGCAATTGGTTTCATCTATTTCGCCTTTTTAATTTTATCTAATATATTTATTAAAATTTTATTCATCACAATAACAATCATCCTCGGGCGTTCCACCTACTCCATCTCCACCTCCACCATAACCATCTTGACCAGGATTATTATAATTATAACCAGGAAGTATTCCTGGATTAATAACTGGAGGAGGTATTACTATTAGTGGTCCTGGTTGTATTTCTGTAGTAGTTTTATCAACGTTATTTGTATTTGTTAAAGTTTGATCGCTATAAACTTCATGAATTTGAACTATAGGTTCTTTAACATTTAAAATAGCATTTCCTTTAGCTATAGAAAGTTTATTAGCATAGTAAATACCAATACCTTGAGTTGTTATAGCATTAGAACCTGTAACTAAGTTGTTAACGTCGCAAAGCATAAATGTCAATTCAGTTGTTTGGAATGTATTTGGAGGTATAGTAAACCATCCAAAAATACTACCATCGCTATTAACATATAATGGATTACTGTATTGTGTAGTTGGCGTAATAGTATAATATCTATCTGTAGTAAAACAAAAGTTAGTAACATCGATATTATTAAAATATGCATAAACTCTAGCATTAGGTTTTAAACCAAAAGATTTAAATTTAATAGTAGCAGTTTGAATAAATGGTAATATACCAACATCTGTAACAAATGTACCAATCGGTACTTTAGAAGTATTTGATTTAATATCTAAATTAATGCCAGTTCTTGTTTGATTTGTTGAAGTTGTAGTTGTTGTTCTTTCAGTATATGTTTTGGTAATATTTCCAGCACTATCTGTTGTAGAACTATTTAAAGTTTTATTTACTACAGGTGTAGTAGTTGAAGTATCAATAGTTTGCCAGTTACCCCACTGAGTACCCCAAGCTTTTTGGAGATTAATCCAGTTTGCTGACAAATCTAAATCACTAAGAACATCTACTGGATCTTTTAATGAAGGAGAAGTTTGATAGTTTGGACTTAATTCAACATTAGTTTTCCATACGTATATATTTCCTTCAATGCAATTTCTATATTTACTTGCATAGTTTTGAGAAATATACTGTGTTTCAGTATAGTCTAACATTATAGTAGAATTTTTAAGTATAACACCAGTACTTAATTCTGTATCCAAATCAAAAGATTCTATACGCTGAGAAAATCTTGGGCGTAGTTCTTTTGCAACTGGATCAATAGCTATGTTGTAATTTGGATCTAAAGTATCTCCAATATCATGCCCTGCGAAAGGATCAACCAAAATACCATTCTTAAATCTATTTAAGCCAGTAGTATCATTTTTTACTAATAAAGCGTTAGTAGATTGTTCGAGTAGGTTTAATGAACTGTAATATTCAAGATTATTAATTCTTATTGAAAGAGTTCCAATATCCGCCATTGTATAGCGTTTATTTTGAGTTATAGATGAAGTAATAGAGTAATCATATCTATTTACCATCTTAGCTTGACTTGGTGTTAAACTTGGATAAGGTGGAATATTAATAACACCTAAAGTCATTGCGCCTGATATTGGTCTTGGTTGTATAGGACGAATATCAGATATACCTTCAATAATTTTTACTTGACCTTTAGTAGTAATTACTGCAAGATCTTTTCTTGGTAGATAATGTTCAACATTAGACTGCCAATTAGTATTAATTGAAGGTATGTAAGATCCAGAAGCTAATAGATTTACGCTAGAAGAAGTATTACTTGGATTAACAGTAGCAGAAACTAAAGTTTGTGTGATATTTGCAGTGTTAGACATATAAGGTCTAAAATCAACGCAGTCTCTTAAATCATAAACATATGAGGAAGAAGCTGTATACTTTGGAATTTCTGAAGTAGTAATAGCGATAGTATTAGCTATATTATAATCGTCAACTGGATAAGAATTAGCAGTAAAGAATCCAACGCCTTGCGATCTATCTTGCGAAAATACATCCAAATCAACTAATAATGTTGAATTATTATCAAGTAAATTTAAAACATTATTTTTTAGAGAAATACTACCTAAATTATATACGTTATCGCCTTGTCCATTTCTAAAATTAAAAGAACTTAAAATATCTGCGGAAGTTGAAGAATTACCGTATATTCCACTGCTTCCAATATAAATTGAATTGATTTTGAAAACATCTGGTAATCCTAAAGACCATGGTCCTGTGCTATTAGCTGCATGAGTAGAACAATCAATTTTTACTAATGCATTTTTAGTGATATTTTTCTTGATAGCAACAGTATTATTTCTTTGAATATCGTAGTATATAACTGTTTGTAAAGTAGTACCAACTGTAAGAGGTTCGCCCAATGAGAAATAAGCAGTAGATCCATTAACAGATATACTACTTCCATTTCTTGTATAATCAATAGGAACGCCAGCAATAAAAGCTTTACTGTAAATAACGTTCGTAGCTGAAGCAACAAAATTTTCATTTACTGTCAATGAAGTAGAATTAGCTACTGAATTTACTATGTGTAATTCATTATTTACTTTAATAAAATCGCCTGATTGGAATTTTTGATCGAATGCAGTGCTTACACCAGTAACAATTTTTGTGCCTGAAGTAGCTGAAGCTGTGCCAGTATATCCAACATTGCAAGAACCATTAGCAGTAGGTATTATGATAAAGCTTTCGATTTCTTGATTGTTTAAACTTCCACTGTAAATAAATGATTCTGTACCACTACCAACAATAACATTAGGTAATGAAACTGAAGTATTACCATTATTTAAAATTTGGGCGCTAGACTGATTTCTATAAACATATTGGATATTTGAAAATCCATCAGATTTAATAGCTTGTTGACCCAAAGGAAATACCAAGCTATTTAAAGATGTTTCTTGTAAAATAGCTACATTAGCATTAAGAGTTGCGTTATATGTTAAATAAACATCAGCAACAGCTTTAAGAGTACTGTTATATCTAATGATGCTTTTTGCATCAGAAAAATTATAACCGCTACTCATAATTACATCATATAGATAAATTCTATACAATGCAGATTTAGTTCCTATAGCACCTGAATCGTATACAACAGCTTTTACTTTCGCTGTGCCAATTTTTGTTGAAGAACTATAACCAGAACTAAGGAAAGTAAGACTAGAAATACTAGTTTTTGCTATATTGTGTAGTTCGACTACTGCTAAATTTTCTGTGTCAAAATCACCACAATACTCACTAATATAAACGTAATTACCATAATTGGCGCTAACAGTTTGATTTGAAATAGTTTCTGTGTCAATACCCTTACGAAGTAAAGTTTTTACGTTATTAACAAACTCTACTCTATATCCTTCTACATATCCCAAACCTCTTGAAACTACAAGATTAACATAATCATGATACTTTGAATCGTCTGTTGGTCTTCCTTCTGTAGAAAGCAAAAATGGAGAAACAATAAAATTACCATTTGTTTCATATGTTCTTTGCGCTAACTGTTTACCAAGGATATTATATTCTGGAGTATTTCTGATAGAAATTGGCACTCCATCAACAAAATCAACTAGAGAGAAAAATGAAAATTCATTTGTAAGTGCAGAAGTAGAAGTTGTGTATAATGTTGGATTAAGTTGAAGACGATGAGCGCCAGGAGCAGCATAGTTTGGAGCGCCTGCAGCATTATCCAACAATGAAATATCTGATTCAGGAGTAATAATATTTTCAACTGAATTGAAACCGACAGATATATCTGTTGGCGTATTATTATATTTCGAAACAATTAATGTTTGTGGGCGTACATTAACAAAAAAACCTTTTTGGAAAATTACGCCTTGAGTAGTTGTGAAAGCATAACCTTTACCTGTAGAATTAGCAACTGATGCGACTGATACACTACCAACAATAGCTGTAGTGTTACTGAATTCGCTATTAGATGAAATTGTTATTGAATCATTATTTGCAAATGTAGACTGCGGAGAACCATTGGCAAAAGTTCCTACATTCAAATATTTCAAATA